TGGTATTGGAAATAATAAAACAACTACAATCAATTCATCCTTCCATGATAAACTTAGTGCCTCCGAATCCATATCGAATTGTTCTTTGCCACCATATAGTTTTCTCTTAGCTCTCTTTGACATGGCTCTTTTTATGTTAAGGATTAATTAATAAATAAATACTCCATCTGGTTTATCAGGGTCAACGTCTACATGAATGAATTGTTTATGTACGCCAACACGTTTGAAATATTTTAAGAAGATACTTAGCATCTTATGTCTATCTTCCATGTTTGTACAACCTACATCAGCTGCAAGACATTTGATATGTGATGAAGTATCCCTGCTTCCTATTTTTCTATTATGGTGTAAGCATCGTATGCCACTATTGATCCGCATACCTCTACCGAATTCCAATCGTGCTTGTTCTAGTTTTTCAACTAGTATCATATTGATTGGCCCAGTATCACAACCACACTTACAATCAAATTCCTTTTTACTAAAGTGTTTCGTGAGTTGTCCTGCTTTAAGCATTTTCTTTTCCCCTTCCATATTATAGATGAATGCGTTCGGCATATTACTTTGCTTTCTTGGCTGCGAGTTCAAGAGCTTTTGAAGGAGATTTTTTATCAGTATATTTAACTGTCTTAGAACCTTTTTTAATAATAACTTCATATCCTTTGCCGGTTAAATTGAATTCATCAATTTCCCAACCCTTTTTCTTTAGGTCTTTAATATATGGTTCATCATACTTATCTAACATTCCAAGTTTAACAGCACCTCTAAAATTAAATGCTTCTTGAATGTAAGCTTCAATGTTTTTACTTTCAACGCGAACCCATTTCATTTTTTCACCCTTACCTTTTTTGGCTTGGATGAATTCCATCTCATCTTTGAAAACCGTGAACTCACCATGTTCTGCGCTATATGCTAGGATTTCACCTTTATCCAATGCTTTAAGAATTTGTCCTGCTTCTTTTTTAATATGACGATTCTTAATGTCCTTCCATTTCATATCAAATTTTTCACCCATAAGTTCCTTAAAAGTTTTCATACATCCTCTCCTTTATAATTTTTTCCACTCTGATAAAACAAATTTTCTACATGGATTAACTGATACTCTAAATGTTTCCATCAAATTTCTATTAATAAGTAAATCACTATTGGCATCTTCTTCAAGTGCAATAGGAATATTTACATAAGTCCTGTTATTGAATTCTACATCTACTAAAATACATGGTCGTTTTTCAATCTCTCTTCCATCTGCAACTCTAGGCTCACTCCAATTAACTATCTTATCTGCATATTTTTTTCCATTGAGTTCCCACTTTGCTATCTTACCATCAATCTTAATCTTATCCACTTTCTTCATTGAAGCTATACTTCCATTACCAGTATCAAACTTAGCAACAAATGTACCACACCCTTTTATTTTTACTTGTTCTTTATAGCCACACTCTATAAAAGATGTTAGGTTTCGGTTTGAACGATAACGTAAATAATTTATAATAGTTGTAAAGATATCATTTATCTGGTCACCCTTAACATCTTTATTTTTTTGTGGTACAGTTCTTATATCGTAATTGTGATAGTTTGCACCAATACCAGGCGATGCATTACACTCCAAGACATAAATTTCTTTATCAACTAAACAATGGTCAACACCTACCAGAGATGCACCAGAAATTCTTGCAGTAGCTTTGACTATCTCTTTCTCTTCCTCTGATAAAGTATAAGGTTCGGTAGTTGCTCCGAGATGTGCATTAGAACGAAAATCATCTGGAACTTTATTTCTTCTTGTAGAAGCAATAATCCGTCCGCCTAGTACAAGTGTCCTGACATCGTATTCTAGTTTTATAAATTCTTGAATTAATAAATCAGCTTTATATTTTCTTAATGATTGAACAACTGAAACTAATGATTGCATACTCTCTACAATCGAAACACCGATACCCTGAGTACCCGATAATGTTTTTACAACTACTGGAAATTTTCCCCCGATTCTTTCGTGTGCATTTTCGATTGCTTTCTCTGTAGGAATCAAAGCAGTTTTTGGAATTGGAATACTGTTTCTTGAAAATTGTATATAGGATAAAAATTTGTTATCACAGAGAATTGAAGATTTCAAATCGTTCAACATGAAACAACCAGAAGATTGAAATGCTTGCAACATGGCTTTACCTATTTCAGCATTCTCACCCATGAAGGCTGCAGCACGAGCAATGACGATTGTATTCTCTGTATTTATTTTTAAAGATTTCCCTTTGTCGTCATGGTTCATTATAACCATCGTACTTGCTTCAAGGTCAAACTCTGCGACCCAAGCTGCACCCACAACGACACGATGAGATTCTTGGCCCATCTTCTTTGCAGTATCTAAGAAACGATTAACTACACTTTCATCGTCATCTGATGTTGAACCTGTTAAAATAATTAAATGAATATCATCTTGTTTTTCATTCTCAAGTGCATACCCATCATTATTTGTTAAGTTCTTATCTAATACTTTCTCTGTAATAAAATCTTTAAAGTCTTCCAATTTATTTTCCTAATATAATATCTTTAAGTTCTTGTGCAGTTTGTCTTGCTGAACGATGGTGAATAGCTTTGCCTCCTGCTCGTTTCCATTCATTTATATTTTTAATATAGTCATCTATAAGAATGTTATTCTTTCCAACGAAACGTACTTTATTTTGTCTAGTTGTAATATTGATACCAGTAGATATTTTAAGATTTTGTTTGCACCATTTTATTTTTCCCTTTTTTACACTAGGTTGCATTTCACAATTACTAGGACAAGCTGATAAAATTTCTGTATTAAGTTGTTTGAGAAGTGTCCAAAGTTTTTTGCCATCTGGCATCCATGGCAATCGACTCCAAAATCTTACGGAACTGCCATATGTTGTTGTAAGGAAATAGTCAATCTCATCTTGATATGGCTCTCTACGCAATTTGAGTTCTTTTATTATGCCACCAATAAAATCTACAAGTACACCATCCATATCACAATAAATTTTGTAAGAAGATTTTCCTTTTTCTTCTTTTAAAAATTGTGCAAATGATATCATTCTTTTATTCTTAATTTTTTCATAGCTGCTTCAAGAGTTCCCAAGATTGTATCAGCTTTGTAATATGTCGTTTTTCTATATGCATCGTCAACAGAGAATTCATATCCATCACTAGACAGTCTCCATTTCATATTGACATAATTACTTAGCAACAATCTGGATATCAGATGCTCAATTCTCTTTTCATCACCTGATTTTTTAAATACTCTATTCTTGCGTGCCTTGGGTAAGTCCAGTACTACCATTTCACCCATAAGCTCTTTATATGATTTCATTTTAAATCCCTATATAAAAATGTTATATTATATATTTATAATACTCAATATGTCTTATAAATAATAAAAAATCGAGGATTCACCCATGAAATTGCAAACAGCAGTTGATAATTGGAAGCATTTGCAAGGTTATAAAGTACAATCTCAAATTCATTGGTTCGTATGGTTGTTGGAGAATCCAAACTCCCCTATAAGTCTGACAGGTGCTATTGATTTAGAAAACCATGACCTTATCCATATCCTGTTAGATAGGGGAATGGAAATCAGGGATGAAGCTATGGTTATTGGTTTCACTATGGGAAATAGCACAAAAACCAGCAGTTTGGTGAAGTGGTTATTTGAATTTTGTGCAAGATATATCTATCCAGAAGGTTATAAATTTGATGATGCAGATATCGTGGAATTCAATCGGGGATATGCTTATGGATATACTCGTCCAAGAAGGAACATACACCTAGAGCAATTCGATCACACTCAAAATATTTCAGATATCAGGGAAAAATGGGGAATAAATCTTATAAATATATAAAGGAATAAATTATGGCTAAAGCTAAAGATCATATTCAAAGAGAGAAGATTAAGAAGGTTACTTCTATTGGTGCTCATCCAACACGAAGTACACCAAAGAACAAACATAAGAGAAGATGTTGGAAACGATATAGGGGTCAAGGTAGATGATAATTAGCTAGCTTTATCTGAACCAGCTAACAAGAAAATTATAACATAGAAAAAGCACGAATACAAGGAAAAAGTTAAAAAAAATGCCAACTAAAATTTACACAAAGGGTCTGAAAACTAATAGTCGAAGATGGTCTGATTTAGATTTGGATTTTGTAGCTCATCCTGTTACGAAGGACATCATAACAAAGACAGACGTTGAAGCAGTTAAACGATCTGTAAGAAATCTGATTCTCACCAATAGGTATGAACGTCCATTCCAACCTGACTTAGATGGTGGAGTTACCAGACATTTGTTTCAACTTTCTACACCACATACGAAGCATGATGTTAAGAGTGCGATAGAAACTTGTATTGCAAACTTTGAACCAAGAGCATCTGTTATATCAGTTTTTGTGGGTGGTGATCTTGATAAAAATGGTTTTGATGTAACAATAAATTTTAGAGTTGTAAATACTCCCGATCCAGTAACGATAGAATTATTTTTGGAGAGATTAAGATAATGTCGACAAGTAATAAACTAAAAATAACAGACCTTGAGTTTGATACAATCAAGGACAACTTAAAAACATATCTGAAAGCACAAACACAATTTCAGGATTATGATTTTGAAGGTAGTGGTATGGCAGTATTGATGGACTTACTTGCTTACAATAGCCATTATATGGCGTATTACGCGAATATGCTTGGTAATGAAATGTTTTTGGATTCATCTTCCTTGAGAGAGTCAGCGGTATCCCATGCAAAACATCTCAACGTCATACCAACATCTAGGAGAGCTGCTAAAGCATATTTGAATTTTTCTTTCACACCATCTGGAACACCTACCGCATTGACAATTGCAAAGGACACCAAATTTACAACAAGCATTAGTGGAACTAGTTACACCTTTACAACAAACAAAACAACTTCCGTTCCAAGAGTATTAGTGAATAATGTTGGAACGTATGTTGCTAATAATGTAGAAGTTGTTGAAGGAAAAATTTTAAATAAAGCCTATACAGTAAATGGTGCAGACTCTACACAAAGATTTATTATTCCAAATGCAAATGTTGATACAACAACTATTACAGTCACCGTTCAAAAATCTGCTACTGATTCAACCGTTGAAACATATAAAGATGGAAACTCTTATGATGTAACAACTATCAAGGGAACTGATAAAGTTTATTTCTTGCAAGAGGTTGAAGGACAGAAATATGAAATTACATTTGGTGATGGTGCTGTTGGTAAACAGTTGTCCGATGGTAATATTATTTTTATTGAGTATATTGTAACAACTGGAACGGATGCAAACTTAGCAAATAGTTTTAAAGCTGTTGGTAGTGTTGCTGGTTTGAATTCTGGACAATACACTTTGACAACCAATGCAGCTGCAACTGGTGCTAGTGATATTCAAACGATTGAGTCAATTCAGTATCAAGCACCAAAGTTATATGCTGCACAGGGAAGGGCTTGTACTAAAGAGGACTATAAGGCAATCGTACTTGACGGAAGACCTGACATTGAATCCATCACGGTAGTTCCTGGCGAGGATGCATCACCTGTACAATATGGAAAAGTTTTTATTGCAGTTAAACCACAAGGCAATAATGTTTTTAGTACAGCCTCGAAGGAAGCAATCAAAACATCCATCCTAAAGAAAACAAATGTTGTTACAATTATTCCAGAAATTATTGATCCAATTTTCTTTTATCTAAAATTTAGTGTTGATGTTAATTATGACCCTGTTACAAACTTGACAGATGAAGAGACATTGAAAACAAATATAAATACCTCTATTCAAAGTTATCTCCAAACAAACTTGGAGAAGTTTGACCAGAAGTTTAGATATTCACAATTAGTTCAGACAATTGATAATACTAATAATGCTATTAGGAATAATAGAACAACTGTTAAGTATGAACAAAGGGTTTCACCAGAAACCTTAGATACACCTTCAACCTATACTTTGAATTTTAATAATGCAATAGAAAAGAATACATTGACTTCAACATCTTTTACTGGTACAGATGGAGACACTTATATACTATGGGATGATTCTTCTGGAAATGTAAAAGCTGTAAAGGTAGTTAGTGGTGTTGTTGTTGAACCTAAAGAGTATCTGGTTCAGCCTGACGGTGGAACGAATCAGGGAACGATTGACAATGCAACTGGTATAGTTAAGTTAAATAGTTTTAGACCTTTAGCTATTACAGATGGGACTACTGGTATACGGCTAACGGTTACACCAGAAATTAACAATAGTGATATTACACCATTGCGTGAACAAATTTTAACTTATGATGTTACAGACACAGATGCAATTTCTATTAACATGATAGCAGAAACAGTAATCTAATATGGCACTAGTAACTCCAAACCAACCGATTCATCCTAGTTTTGATGAACGAATAAGTGTAAAGGTTGAAGGACAACTCCCTCAATTTGTAAAAGAAGACCATGCTACATTTATTGCGTTCCTTGAAGCATATTATGAATACATGGAACAACAAGGCAAGCCATATGAAATTATTGGCAATCTTAACAACTATGTAAACCTTGATAAAACTACAGACGAATTTTTAGATTATTTTAAGAAACAATTTGGTAAAGATATTCCCGAAGCTGTTTTTGCAAATTCAAACAAACCATTTGTACTAAAACATCTCAGGGATTTTTATCGTTCCAAAGGTAGTGAGAAAGCTTTCCAATTTCTTTTCCGTTTACTTTACAAAGAAGAGATTTCTTTTTACTATCCA